GAACGACGACGCCATCAAGCTGATCAAGTGTGCAGCGAGCTGATCGTGACGGGGGAGGGAAACCTCCCCCGATTCTTATGAAGGCGACAGTTATTCAAGAATTCCGAGGTGCGCCGGACGGCGATTGCTATCCGCGCATCATCAAGGTCGGTGAAGAGGTCACCGGCGAACTTGCGCAAGTGGCATGCGCTGAGGGCTGGGCCAAGAAACAGCGCCAGGCAGCCCCAAAAAAGCCCCACGGCTCGGCGTCTGCATCGCCACAGGGCCGAGCCTCACGCAAGAAGACTGCGAAAAAGTCCGAGGACTGACATGCGTCACGGTGAACGACGCCTACAGGCTGGCGCCATGGGCGGATGTTCACTATGGCGCTGACCCGGAGTGGTGGGACATCCATCACGCGCAGATCTCGGGGCGGAAACTGTCAGTACGATCGAGCCGGGGTGTACATCCGAAAGGCGTAGAGCTGTGGGAAATCAAGAGCAGGCCAGGGTTGTCATCAACTCCCGGCCTGATTCACCACGGCAAGAACAGCGGTTACCAGGCCATCAACGTGGCGTATCTGCTGGGCTGCACCAGGATCATCCTGCTCGGGTATGACATGAAGGGCGGCCCGGAGGCTCATTTTTTCGGACTGCATCCGGAAGGCCTGCGCAGGTGCCCCGATTACGGGAAATTTGTGGCCGCTTTCCGATCAATCGACCCTGACGAATACGGCATCGAGATCATCAACTGCACGCCAGGGAGCGCCCTGGATGCTTTCCCCAAAAGGCCATTGGACGAGGTGCTGAATGGAGACGTTTTCAGGTCGCGGGGCGTCGCAAGACCCTGATGAGCTCGCGAGTTTTGTGTCGCTGCTTCAGGAGCGCGGAGTCTGCCGGTATTTGGAGATCGGCGCCCGCCACGGTGACACCTTTCATCATGTGATGTCAGCACTGCCCGTCGGCAGCTTGGGCGTGGCTGTGGATCTGCCGAATGCGGACTGGGGGCACCCAAACAGCCACATTCCGTTGATCCGTGCTCACAAGGACCTCGAGTCTCGAGGGTACGAAGTGCACAAGGTGATCGGTGATAGTCAGTCCGAAGAGACCTGCGCTGCGGTGCGGGCAATTTCAGCCGAATTTGACGCGATCCTGATTGACGGGGATCACAGTTATTCGGGCGTGCAGCGTGATTTTGAGCTGTACGGCTCCCTGGCGCCGCTTGTGGCGTTTCATGACATCGTTGGATACGGGCAAAGGGATCGACGCAGCGGGCAGCTGGTGGAGGTTCCTGAGTTCTGGCGAGACATTTGCGACTCGCATGAAGCGCTGACGTTCATTTCTGAAGGCTCGAAAATGGGTATCGGAGTAATTCTTTGCGCGTGAATGTCCTGGTGAACCCTCGGGCTCTCCATCAGATCCGCGCCGGCGAGGCCATTGCCGAGGGTATACGTGCCCACGGGGCGGAGGCTCACATTACTGAGCATCCGGTAGGCGACAAGACCGTTGTGTGCTGGGGCTGGCGCAAGGGCAAGGCTTACCGGCAGATGGGTCATGACGTGCTGGTGATGGAGCATGGATACATTGGCGATCGATCCGAATGGACATCGCTGGGCTGGAACGGCCTGAACAATCGCGCCAGGTTCGCCGGCCCGGGTGACGGCGTCCGGTTTCATGCGCTGTTTCATCATCTGCTTGAGCCGTGGCGAAAGGCTGGACGCTACGTGCTGCTGATTGGCCAGGTGCCGGGCGATATGTCGCTGGGTGGCCGCGATTTGACGCGGTGGTATGAGCTCACTGCTCAGAAGGCTTCTCAGTACTACGGGATTCCGGTTGTGTTCAGGCCGCATCCAGTTGCGGTTGAGCGAGGTCAGGGCCAATCGATTCAAGGTGCGGAACTGTGCACGCGGACGCTGCATGAGTCGCTGAGCGATGCGGCCCTGGTGATCACCTGGAACAGCAATACCGCTGTGGAGTCTGTTCTGGCCGGCATCCCTACGCTGACCTTCGACGAGGGCGCCATGGCTTGGCCTGTGACTGGGCATGAAGTCGGTGATGAACGCACACCAGACCGCGAGCAGTGGGCCAATCGGGTGGCGTGGTGCCAGTGGTCTGATGATGAAATGCGCAACGGCAGTGCCTTTGAGCATGTGATGAGGGCGAAATGTTAACGCTTATTGAAAGTGGGGTTGTTGAGCCTGTCTCGCTCGCGGATGCAAAAAAGCACATCCGTATGGATGACATCAGCGAGGATGACACGCTGATTCTGTCGATGATCCAGGAGGCGAGAGCCCGCGCCGAGCGATTCTTGAATCGCGACGTGGTCACAAAGACCTACGACTACCTGCTGCACGAATTTCCAGAGGGCGCGATTGACCTGCCGCAGACTCCGGTGGAGTCCGTGACCAGCATCACCTATATCGACCAAGCCGGAGCTTCGCAGACGCTGGACTCTGGCGTTTACTCCCTGTTTGCCAGCGCTACGGCGGCGGAGATTCACTTGAATCACGGTCAGCAGTGGCCGTCTGTTCGTGACCAGAGCTACCCCGTCACGATTCGATTTGTGACCGGATACACAGACGTGCCCGTGCCTATCCGATCGGCGATCCGGATGATGCTGGCGGAGCTCTACAACAATCGGGCCAACTCCATCAGTACCGGCGCCGTGCCGAAAGAGGTGCCTATGTCTGCTCGCTACCTGATGGCTCCATACCGCAAGGTGGCGGTGTGAACGTCGATCCCGGCGAGCTTGATCAGCGCATCGTCATAGAGCGCGAGGTGTTTACCTCCGATGGCTCGGGCGGCCAGGTCCAAGCGTGGGAGACGGCGCACGGGCCCATGTGGGCCAAGGTGCGTCCGCAGAGTGGTATGGAGCGGGCGCGCTCCGACCAGGTGCAGGAAGAGGCCAAGTATGTGGTCATCATCCGCAATCGCCCGGTGCTGGAAAACCAGCGGCTGCGGTGGGTCAGCAACGGCAATCTGATCATGAATATTCGCTATGTCGAGCGCGCCCCTCGGGCTCTGTACATCAAGCTCGAGGTGGAGCTGGGAGTGGCGCAGTGAGCAGCACAGTCACAAGCACCCGGGCGCGGATCAAGATGCGCCGAATTATCGACGGGACAGACAACAACGTGCCTCGCGCAATGCAGGACTCTGCCAACATCCTGGAAAAGGAGATGCGGCGGAGGGTTCCAAAGGACACGGGAAACCTGGCCTCGCTCATCTCGAGCAAAGTTCTCAGAAAGGGTTTGCGCGCCGAGGTGGGCTTTCGAGGAAAGAAAGCGCGCAAAGGCGCGTTCTATGCCCGTTTCGTTGAGTTTGGCACGAAGGGCGTGAGCGGCACCCGGACGCGTAAGGGCGGCGCCAGAAGCCGAAAGCAGAAAACCGATGGGCAGGATTTCTTTGGGCAATATCCGACCATTCCTTCGCGGGCGGCGAGGCCATTTATGGAGCCTACGTGGAGAGCCCGGAAGCCTGAAGTGATCTCGAGGACCGTCAAGGCCATCAACGATGCGGTGAAGGCGGCGCAGCAGCTATGAGCAGCCCTCTGCTTGCCCTGAAGACAGCACTCTACGTTGCGCTATCGGATGCGTTGTCTGTGCCGGTGTACGACCACGTCCCCCAGGATTCGAGCTACCCCTATGTCAGCTTCGGCCCGTTCGACGCAAACAACGCGGACTATCTGAGCGACCGCAAGGAAGAGGTGAGCGTCTATCTGTCGGTGTGGTCCGAATATCGCGGTCAGACGGAGGTGATGCAGATCATGTCTGACATTTACACAGCGCTTCATGGCAAAAAACCAGCGATGAACGCCGGGCGCATTGTTCGCATCCTGGTGCGCAGCCGTGAAAGCAATCTTGAGCCGGACGGCGTGACCTACATGGGTCAGGTCCGCCTTTCCGTTCTTATCGAGCACGAATAGCCGCAGACGCGGCTTTGATCGCCCGTCCGGGCATTTTTCAAACCAAGGAGGTTTACCATGAGTGGTGAAATCAACAGCTCACTGGGCACGACGATTGCGATCGGTACAAC